CCGACAAATTTATCATGCCTGGAACGGCAAGTATTTGTCCATGAAGCAGTTGGTCGTTTTAAAGGCCAAAGAGTTAAGACTAACGTTCGCTATCTGGAGGCAGGAGAATCTTGTGATATCCATTACCAGAACCAACACAAATAAAAAACCTGATGCTTATCAAATCATGGATACTATTTATATACAGTGCGGTAAAGCAATGCACGCCTCCGGCGTGTTAAACAGGAAACATTCTATTCAAAAAGAGGAGAAACATGATATACACAAATAATGACAAATACGACCTATCTATAGCAGTATGGTTAGCAAGTGATGATTACGATCACCAGCAATTTGATAAGCCCTATTTGAGCGCAACAGAGCTGTTACAGCCAACCCGTATGATGGTTTTAAAACAGCGAGCAAGGATTCAGCCTGCTGCTAAACAAAACGCAGTAGACATATCTCAGTTCATACCAAGTAGACTGGGTACTGCTATCCATTCCGGTGTTGAAGTAGCATGGACAAAATCTACTGCTGGAGTAAAATATACTCTAAAACTGTTGGGATACCCTAAAAGTGTTATAGACCGGATAGTTGTCAATCCTACAGAAGAAGAACTACAGCCTAATAGCCTACCAGTATATTTGGAACAACGAGCATATAGAGAAATTAACGGCTATATTATAGGAGGTAAATTCGATTTTGTAGGCAATGGTACTCTTGAAGATGTAAAGACAATGGGCGTATGGGGGTTCATCAAAGGAGATAAAGATGACAACTACATTAAACAAGGTTCGATATACCGTTGGCTTAATCCTGATAAGATCACTAATGACTATATGCGAATCCAACAAATATTCACAGATTGGAGCAAACTTGACGCAACAAAATTTGTCAATAAAGGATACCCTCAGTCACGTATAGTATCTAAACAGCTTAAATTAATGCCTATAGAAGAGACAGAACGGTGGGTACGTAAACGCATTGTAGAAGTGAAACAGTGTACAGACACTCCAGAACCAGAATTACCATTATGCAGTATGGAAGATTTATGGCAGAGTGACCCACAATACAAGTATTATAGTAAACCTGATGCTAAAAGAGCCACTAGAGTTTTTGACTCTGCAGGAGCTGCTTATGCGTATATGGCAGATAAGTGTAAAGGTAAAGGCAGAGTAGAAGAAATACCTGCAACAGTAAAACGCTGTGCTTATTGTGGAGGTTATGATCTCTGCACTCAAAAAGACACTTATTTAGAAGCAGGGATGCTACAAATAGTCTAAGGAGGAATAAATGCAATACGTCAGTGTAGTAATTAAAGAATACTGTGACTTTGGTGGATGTGCATACGGCACAGAAATGATTAAAGCATTCAAAGATCCGAATGCTGCTATAGAATTTGTAAAACAACAGACTAAACGCCAAACTTTCTCTTACAAAATAATTGAACTCGAATTGGAGGAGTAAATGCGAGATTTATCAACATTATCTTTTCACCCAACATCTGAGAAGATAACAAACATACTACGTAAGAAAACTCAAAATAACAATCCACATTTCTTTCGTATTCTGGTTAGTTATTATTTAGCGAAAATGGCTGCCAGTATGCGAATAACTATCGCTACAAAAGATAGAGGCATGATACCGGTAAATCTATATGCGCTTTCTTTAGCTGGTTCAGGGCATGGAAAAAACTTCAGTACTAATATTATGGAAGAGCAACTGCTGGGTGCTTTTAGAGATACATTTTTTAATGATACTTTGCCTATTATTGCTGATCAGGCTTTAGCTCAGAGAGCAATAGATCGTGCAGTATCAGAAGGCATTACAGAAGAAGAAGCGATTGAGCTGCTATATAAAGAATATGATACAGCAGGTGAATTATGTTTCTCATTCGATTCAGGTACAACTGCAGCAATTAAGCAAATGCGGCATAAATTGCTTCTATCTAACATCGGTGCTATGAACTTAGAAATAGATGAAATAGGCAGTAATCTGTTAGGAAATACTGAAGCTTTAAATGCGTATTTGGAACTATTTGATGTGGGTAAAATTAAACAAAAACTCACAAAAAATACTAAAGAAAACACAAGAGCCAAAGAAATTGATGGACGCACACCGGCTAATCTTATGGCCTTTGGTACTCCAGACAAGCTGCAGGATGGTGGCAAAGTAGAAGAAGAGTTTTATTCTTTTTTAGAAACAGGGTACGGTCGTAGATTCTTTTATGGCTTATCAGGAGATGCAGAGAAAAAACAACAGCTAACGCCTGAAGAAGTATACAACATTTTAACTGATCCAACAATCAGCGATGATATGGCTCAGTTAACTGCCAGCTTTGGAAGGCTTGCAAGACCGGGTAATCATAGCAAGATACTCGAAGTTTCTAAGAAGGTAAGTATTCTGGTAATTGAATACAGATTATTGTGTGAACAGAAAGCTGCGGCCATGAATGAATTTCAGCGTATAGCTAAAGCAGAAATGGCACACAGATATTTTAAAGCTTTAAAATTGGCAGGAGCATACGCTTTTATTGATGAAGCGAATGAAATAACTGAAGATAACTATTACCATGCTATTTGTATGACTGAAGCATCAGGTGAAGCATTTAGTCGTATCATGACAAGAGATCGCTCTTATGTAAAGTTAGCTAAATACCTGGGTAGTACACCTAAAGAAGTAACACACGTTGAACTACAGCAAGATTTGCCTTTCTATAAAGGTTCAATGACAGCTAAACAAGAGCTGATTCAGTTAGCAACTGCATGGGGCTACAAGAACCATATTGTAGTTAAGAAATCGTATACCAATGGCATCGAATTTTTCAAAGGAGAAACACTATCTCCAACTAATTTAGACGCCCTACAGTTAGCTTATAGTAAAGAGATATCCGATGGCTATAAAAATGTACAAGTTAAATGGCCCGATCTTCATAAATTGACTCAGCAGCCTGATAAACATTGGATTAGTCATCATACAGAAAATGGACATAGAAGCGAGGAAAGTGTTTTACCTGGTTGCGATATGATCATACTGGATATTGATAATACAGCATCTGTACAGGAGGCAGTATTATTATTGGAAGACTACCAATATCTGCTATACACAACTAAAAGCTATACTGCAGATAATCAGCGATTTCGCATAGTAATGCCTTTAAACTACCGTATTGAACTAAATGCTGAAGACTTCAAGATTTTTATGAAGAATATTTACGAATGGCTACCTTTTGAAGTAGATACACAGACAGGACAACGATCTCGTAAATGGCTTACTCATAAGGGCAAATATCGCTATAATGAGGGCGAATTATTAGACGCAAGGCTCTTTATCCCTAAAACAGTAAAAGGCGAAGAACGGGCTGAATTTGTTGCGACACATCAGACATTAACCAATATGGAAAGGTGGTTTTTGCAAAGCAGTACAACTGGTAACCGTAACAACCAACTATTACGTTATGCTTATGTAATGGTAGATCTGGGCTATGATGCAGATAGTATTAAACAAAGCGTATTGGCCTTAAATGATAAATTGCCTGATAGTTTACCAATAGCTGAGCTAAATAAAACAATCTTTGTTTCTGTACATAAACGAGTAGCAGAAAACGATAAACCATAAAGGAGGTGGTGTTAATGCAACAAGTAAACGACCATTTAGTACTGGTAGGAGGTGGAGCCATTCAAGGCAAATCTGCCTCTCTAAACAAACTTAAAGAACCGGAAGGAGTGTGGTACTTTAACTGTGAAGCCGGTAAGAAATTACCTTTTAGGAGTAAATTTGGTAAGGAATTTGTAATCACAGACCCATACCAGATATACACAGGATTAGAGAAAGCTGAAGAAAACGCTAAAATACACACTATTGTTATTGATTCGCAGACATACCTAATGGATATGTTTGAATCAGTGTATGTATTAACTGCAGCAGATAGCCGGTCTGCGTGGCAAGATTACCAGCAATACTTTAAAAATTTGATGCAACAATATGTGTCAGTATCAACTAAAAATGTCATATTCACGGCACATACAGAAAATATATTTGATAAAGAAGCAATGCTAATAGAAAATAAAGTACCAGTAAAAGGTGCTTTAAAAACTAAAGGTATTGAGTCTTTCTTTAGTACTGCAGTAACAGCAAAAGTTGTAACGCTTGAAGCGGTTGAAAATTACAAAAACAGTTTGCTAACCGTTACACCAGAAGAAGAGGCACTTGGGTATAAACATGTATTTCAAACTCGGTTAACTAAAGAAACGATCCATGAAAAGTGCGTTAGAGCGCCTATGGGAATGTGGGAAGTACAGGAAACCTTTATTGACAATAATTGTCAATTAGTGATAGACAGACTACGAGAATACTATAAATAATAAGCAAAAGGAGCATTTAACAAATGAGCAATGTATTTGGAAATTTAGAAGTAGATGCAAACATGGAAGATTCAAAAGACATTTTGGGTGGTAAAAGAGAACCACTTGAAAGTGATGTATATGCACTAAAAATTAAATCGGCGTATATCACCTATTCCGCTAAAGGAGCAATGGCAGTTAACTTTGACACCATAACGCCCGAAGATCGACAGTTTAAATTCACTGAGTATGTGACCAGCGGTAAAGCTAAAGGCTGTAAGAATTTCTATGAAGATAAAGACGGTAATAGGAGGTATCTGCCGGGTTTTAACTCAGTAAACGCAATCTGCTTGTTGACTGTAGGTAAAGAGTTGGTAAAGATGCCTACAGAAAAAAAGATCATACCGATATACGATTTCGATACTCAGCAAGAAGAGCCCACTGAAGTTGATGTGTTATCAACATTGGCAGGAAAAGCTTTCTATGCTGCGATTATCAGAAAGATTGAAAATAAAAGAAAACATAACGAATCAACAGGGGACTATGAACCAACTGCCGAAACACGTACTATTAATGAAGTAGACAAAATCTTCAAACTGAAAAACAAACTCACTGTATTGGAGATTAAAGCAGGCAAAACTGAACCAGTATTTATGGATCAATGGCTTGAAAAGTTCAAAGGCGTGGATAAAGATGTATCCAAAAAAATTGCAGGTGGTGGGCTTAATAAAGCAAAACTATCAGGCCGAAAGGCACCTCAAGCTGACATGTTTGAGGACTAATCATTAATTATTAAAAGGAGTAACAGATGACAGAAGTAAAAACAGTCTCAACAGAGGTAGAAGTAGTAGAAGACTTTATCGAAGAGTACCTAAA